ACGAAGAAGAAGACGAAGAATAGGCAAAAAAAATAAACCCCTACCGTAGTAGGGGCTTTTTTGTTTCTATTCTAAATTGGTTGCCAACTCTCCAGCACCAGCGATATAAGCAATAGCGTCGATGTAGTTATCCGTATGTGTTGAATCATTAGCAATTCTAGATATTTTGACCATAGCCATCATTACGGCTACTAGTTCGGGGGTTATGGGTTCTTCAAGATGTAATAACTCTGCCCACATAACACCAATTCTTCTATGATTATCCCAAAACGAACCATAAGTTTCTTGACGAGCATCAGTCAATAAACAACTTGCTTCTGCTAGTAAATCATTTATGTCCATTAGTCTAACCATACCTTATAGGCTGCTGTTACTCTGCCTTTGACTGGGTCAATGAAATGCAATCTTTGTGAAGGTGTTGCGCTTGCTGCCAACATAACACCAGCATAGCGATTGTCCGACTCTGTGCTTCCAGTTTGATAGACACTTCCTTGTCCGTTAGCCATTGGCCATTCTGCGTGGGTATGGTAGTGGCCAATATAGACATCTCTGAAATCCCAATCGTATGCCCCCGACCGCCATCGGTTTGCGTGTTGGACGATTGACGACGGACTCGCAAATCCATTCCTGCCAACTTCGTCTCCATGAATAAGGAGTGCTTTATAGTTTCCGATTTGTACTCTTTGGATATCGTCTGGACACTCCTGCCATGTGAGTCGTTTTTCTCCCGATAATAATTGTCGGGCAAGTTCGTAGCACATTCGGTCAAAGTTATCTGATCTTGGAACATTATCACGCTTAGACCCTATACGACCATGATTGCCCCATTCGGGAACGACATGCACTTTCTCGTAATTGGATAAAGCGTATTGGACTACTTCAACTAACAACCTAGACACATTTACATACTGCTCAAACAGGGTTGAATCAATCTCGAATACCTGTCCGGGAAAGTTGAATAAACCTTCAACCATATCGCCACCGAACATAATAGTTAATTCTCTAACTGGGTGATCGGCTCGCTGTATATCTGTAATGCGTACAGCCTTCTGCGTAAAACTAATTACTCTTTCACGCATCACCTCGCTGTTGTAGGTCTGCGTTCTTTTTGCGCCTTGCCAATCTGTCAAATGCCACAACGCAACTTCAGGTTTTGATTTGCGTTTATCGCTTTCGGGTGTTTTGATTTCAGGTAATTTGCCTACTGCCAACACCGCATCATAAGAAGCCTGAATAGTTGCTTCAACTAACTCGTCAGTTCTTTGTTTCGCCTGTTGTAATTGTTTCTGCGTTCGCTGTAATGCTTTGCGCAGTTCTGCAATTTCAGGGTCGGCTTCTTTATCTAATTTTTCTAAATCTTTATCGAGCGACACCAGTGCACCTGTTCCGTCTGTGTCGCCCGATAGTACTATCGCTTATTGAATAACCATTGTCTTTGAGTACATTAGAAATAGACATGTGGGTTATTCGCGCATTATCCATTCGCAGTTTCAATGCTTCTGATTCTTTTGGTGGCAATTCTTTTAATAAATTACAAACAGAACACCACGCTCTGCGTACATCAGGGAATTTGCTCTCGTCGCCGAGGTCTTCCAGCAATCCCATGATTACTTCTTTTTAGTTTTTTTCTTAGTTGCTTTGGCTAACTTATCCAAATCAACTGAAACTGTATTATCGGTTATGCCGAATGCTGAATCATTAGGATTCAAGGCACGAATTGCTGGACCAAGAATAGCAATAAGTCCTGCTACTGCTAGGTCTTCAACTTCCGTTTGTCCCATGCTATAAGCAGTTAAAACTGCTACAGCAAAAGAGCGAGCATACGAAGCGAGTGCTGATTTCATTTTTTGGTTCATCTTTTCTTCCTTCCGTTAGGGGCGAACAACAGCCATAACAGTAGCATACGATCTTTTCTTTTGATATACGCCACCACCATTTGACTGTGAACCTTTATTGTTAGGAGATGTATTTCCTTCAATAGTCTTCAACGCCTTCAATCTTTTCATATTCTTTTCTACGATTCCTACATGATCAGGTTGCGCATCATTATCGAATTGAAAGAATACTATGTCGCCTTCTTTGGCTTCGCCTACTGGTACAATTTTGTTTTTCTTCGCAAACCATTTCAATCCTGCGTCGCAAGAGGCAAAACCTTTCTTGCTTTGCACAGCAACTTTATCTACTAGTCCTGCTTTGTCGTAGCACCAAGACACAAATATTGCACACCAAGGTTGTTTATTAACGCCATACCATGCGCCATATTTAGTTTCGTTATTGTTTTTTTCTGTATAGCCTGTTTCAAACTTAGCACGATTGAGTACATCGTTCATACATCACCTACTTCTTATTGATTAACAGCAAGTATATCTGATCTAGTCGGCTTTCAAGTATTTTAATCTTATTGTCAATATCATTGACTTTGTCTTTTACGCTAGAGCCACCATTAGGTTTAAGTTCGCTGAGGTAGTCACGGATCAATGCTTTAGTAATAAATCTATGTATCGCCCAAAACGATGCTAGTATGGCTATCACTGCAGAAGCAGTAGTAGCCCAATCAGGTATAGACATTGTAGTTTCCTTATGCTATAAAGTAAGTGCCAGAGATGTACCATGTACTGGCAGTTGTTAATGTAGTTGGTTTGTTATGTGAGAAAATATCTTGTGAGCCATTTGCAACAGGGTGATATAAAACTATTGTGCTTGAAGCAGCACCTAAATCTGCTAACAATGTGTAATGGTCCGTATTCTTATGCAATCCGCCAATATGTTGATTGCTATAAGCCGATGGCAAACTTGCTGGTAATGTAATTGAATATTGACCTGTGCCGAAATTTGTCACAGTAGCACAATTAACTTGAATGTTGTAAGTAATCATTTTGCCGACTCGTGAATATCTACCAACAGCAGGAGTGCCTGTAAATGCTAATCCTGTGCCTGACCAAGTAGGTGTGTAAGTTGTAACTGGAACACCAAGATTATCGTCGCCAATTACAACCCACTCAGTTCCATTCCAATAAGTAACTTGCTGTGCGTATGTATCGTAGTAAAGATCACCAGTACGAGGATTAGTCGGAATGCTAGTGTTGAAATTAACATTAGGCATATTAAATCTGAATGCAGTTTCTAACGCACGAATTCTTCTATCTAAATCCCAAAACAATTCAGAAGCAACTGGTGGCAAGTTAATATATGGCATAAGTTCCTAAGTTGGGTCGGTTAGGGTTAATGTTACTCGCTCAGGACCGTCTTCTCCGGGCTGAACACTTATGGCTACTATTCTAAACACTTGTGATAATCCGAAGCCACTACCATTATTAGGAAACCTATCATCTGTAATTCTTAATAAGCATTCATCACCAGTTTTGTATGAACCGAGAACTGGAGAAGCATAAGCAGGAATCACAACTTTAGGTGTTACTATCGGAACTTGTTTGGCTGTCACTTCGCCTAAAGTTTGTTCAGCCAAGATATTAGGGTCGTATTGATCTGTATAAGAAACTGTGTCTTCTAATAGCGGATAACCTGCGGCAATTTGATTTATTGGCGAAACAGCAGTAGCACGAATCTTGGCTTCGTTAGATTGAGGACCAATTCCGTACATAGTGTTTGCAACAACTGAGCCATCATCTGGCCACTCATACATAACTATATTGCCGGGAAATTCAAATACTAAAGCACTAGGACTTGTAGATACATAAGGAGTACCTCGCTGTGGATATGCTGTTTGCGCATATTTGCGTGGCTCTAAATTTGCGTCGTAAGCAACATCTATATTGAAATCAAATCCATCTTGTTGATTGCTGAGGTCTTTGATAGCACCCCACACATCTTTGAATTCATAACTGTAATAAACACGAGTTACATCTACGCCCGAAGTGTTGTTGGGAATTACAATACCTATATCGCCACCTGATACTTGTTGGGCTAAATCTAATAAGTCTTGCGCAATAAATAATTGATCTTCGGTGTCATAAACTAAAGCCTGAGCGTTAGACATAAAGTCGCCAGTAATTCTTCGGCGTTCAAAATATGAACCAAACTCTCTAGCACTAAATGTGAAATGCTGAGAATCTGTATCCCATGTGCGTAGCCAAATAATTCCGCCCCAAATAAGCACGCCATCACGATCAACATAAATTGCTGTGCGTGAAGGTATTGTACTACCTACAATATCGTAGCCTTGTTCTTGTGCATCTGAGCCAAGAATAGAACCACTAAAACTACCGGGAGTATTTAATGACTGCGTAAAACTAACATTGGTTAGTGGTATTTCTGCAAGAATATCGTTTGTAACTAAGTCGGCGAATAGGTACCTATAATTGGTTGCCATCTACTCTCCTTAAATCGGTGAATCTAGTACCACATCTACGGCATCATCAATCGTGCGACTATGTTCTTTAGAACAAGCACCACAATCTTTGCACATTAGATTACTATTGCGGAGGCTTCTTCGTCGGTTAATGCTTCGCCAGCAATTAGTTTTGCCTTAGCAGAATCTTTCAATGCTTGCAGTTTTTTAGCATCGGCTTCACGCTTTGTTTGTTCTTCTGCATATTTGGCTGCTGCTTGATCTCTTTCAGCAATCTCTTGTGCGGTTAAAGGCACAATAGTTGTTTTGCCAGTAGAACAATCTACAATCATTTTATTCAGCGACATTTACGATCTCCCATTTCTTTTTAGTTTCGTTCCATGTGTAAAGTTTTTCATCATCAGGCTTGGCTACTGGTGCTTGCCAATCATGGTTATCATCTAATGTCCATGAGTCATAAGGTTGAGGTGCAATAAATACATCTGCATCTGCGTCATACTTAAATCCAACGCCAGCAAATTGTTTGCGTATGCGATTGTTGTATGAGGTTTGAACCCATGTACCACCAAGTCCTAAATCATCAGCAAGAAAATCATGACCTCTATGTTCTTGGTCATCTCCTACTACTAGAACTCTAAGTACAGTTCCGTTTTCATCTATTTCTGCAAAGTGCGCCATGTTTCTCCTTATTTCGCATATCTTAATATTACTAAACCTGAACCGCCATTAGCGCCTGCTGGATAATTACCGCTATTACCGCCACCGCCACCACCAGTATTAGCCATGCCAGGAACAGAGTTTGATGGATTTGTATTATTAGTTCCTGCATCTCCACCACCGCCTAAGCCACCTAAACCTCTTAATGAGGCTGTGTCAGAAGCCGCACCACCACCACCAGCGTACCAATAAGTTCCGTTTACATTTTGACCAGTACCAGTAGCAACACCCCAAGATGAAAATGTTGATAAACCATTACCACCATTACCACCAATTCTTGTGACACCAGTAGTGGTAGATTGACCAACTGCGCCAGCGCCACCACCGCCACCACCGCCACCTCTTTCATTATCTATTGTTCCAGTTCCGCCAGCATAACCTTCTACTGGAGAATAACCGCCAGCATTTCCCGCACCACCAGTTGAATTTGGAATTCCAGCACTACCGCCTCCGCCTGAACCACCTGAGCGACCTGTTGTTGCGCCATAAGATGCCGCACCACCACCACCAGTTGTGTTAATTGTTGAAAATCCACTACCTGCTATTGAAGATGTAGTTCCGTCACCTGCTTGGCCAAAATCAGTGTTACTGCCAGCACCACCAGCACCAATTGTTATTGTGTATGCCTGAGCGGTCATTGATTGAGAAGTTAATCCTCTTAAACCACCTGCTCCACCACCGCCACCAGTTCTTGCTCCACCACCGCCACCTGCAATTACTAAAGTATCGCAAGACAATGATTGTGTTGGCGTGAATACTCCTGATGATGCAAACACATGATAAAAATATGTATCATCTTGGTAAATTGCTCCACCAGTTGCTTTAGCATTTGGAAAAATTGTAGCATTTGCTATACCGTATAAAGATGCTGTCGAATATTGTGCTATATTGGCTCCACCTATTAATTTTATTGAAGTTATTGCAGCACTATTTGACCAAAGACCTGCCTGTAATTGCGCTTCATAAGCAGTAGAATCATTTTCGGTTGTATTATCTATTGACACAGATTTATTATTTGAACTTGCATAATTTGAAATGTAAATTTCTGTGCTTGCAAAAACAGAAGCAGTATCAGTAGAACGGCTAGTATAAAGCACAATGTCTGTTCCTGTAAAAGAAGTTGCAACCGAACCATTACCATATAATCTTCTATTACTTAAATTACTTGAACTATTATTAAATTCAACGGTAACAGTATTAGAAGATGTAGTTGAACGATGAGAAAACTTAATTAATAAATCAGTATAAGTTTGAGGAATAGCAGTAAATTCAATAGATGCAATACCGCCAGCACCTACTGTTTTTGTTTCAATCAATGTCATATTTCTAGCCATTAGATCGCATACCTCACAATCACAATTCCTGAACCGCCTGATGCGCCTCTGCCAAATCCACCGCCACCAGCACCACCACCAGTATTTACAGTTCCATTATTTCCAATTCCAACAGATGATGCAGAAACTCCATTACCGCCACCACCTGCACCACCTGTACCGACAGTAACAAATGCAGAATTGTTACTAGAAGCACCGCCACCGCCAGCATAAGTTACAGATGTGCCTGAAATAGAATTTGCTGTTCCTGCGCCACCATTACCAGCAGCACCAGTAATGCCATTAGCACCAACTGCTGAAGAACCACCACCGCCACCTGCTGGACTATTTGATGACCTACTGCCAGCACCACCATTATTTCCTTGTGATGGACTTGTAGATCCTTCCCCTTCTCCTTTC